TAAAGACATACCTGACTGTCCTGTTGGGGACTTCCAAGAGTATGGCTTCAGCACTATGTCAGCACGAGAACCGTTACCAACCTTAGTCTCTTTGTTAATCACATCTCCGTTCTTGTCGTAAGGTGTGATCTCATAGTGTGTAGACTTGCATGTGACAAAGAATCCCTTGTCCTCTTTCTCCTTAACAGGCACACCAGTCTTCTCAATTGCCTCAACCTGTTCTTTGTTCAGGTTCACGAGGTCAACTTGATACTTACCAGAGAGCTTGTTACGCTCATACAGGAAGGGCCACATCAACTCAACATTCTCTAACTTAAAAATTTCCATTACTTTTCTCCTCCAAGGAAGTAACTATATTATAACACACAGTTTTAGTGCGTGTCAAACCAATTATTACCAATTTTTGCTTCAGCGTCAACAGGACACCGAAACCCCAATACCTCACCCGCCTTACGAGCAGAGGCTACCATGATTGACGCAACATTTTCCGCATCCGGTCTCTGTGCTTCAATCTGGATTTCATCATGCACGAATGCAACTTGTTGTACAGATAGTTTCTGTCTCTTGAACTCTTTGTGTGCTTCGATGCACCACTGTTTCGCAATGATAGCACCACATCCTTGGAGTAGTGAGTTAAGTGCGGCGTGTTCACTACGCACCAGTATTCTTCTACCATCCAAGCCGGGTACGTACCCTTTGTTCGCCACCTTCTTAACTTTCTCCATGAGTCTTGATAACGCAGGGGTGTTGCGATAAAAATTCTGGAGTACTTTATTCCCCTCACTCGCACCGCCCCCGACAATACTGCCAATTTTGGCAGGCCCTGCACCGTACAATGTTGCGTATATAAGAGTCTTAGCCTGCGGTCTCGTAATGCCTGCGGCATCAGCGTTCTTCTGATGGATGTCACCATTCAATAACTCCTCTGTCCACTCAGGATCTTGCATGTAATGCGCAAGACATCTCAACTCAATACCACTGAGGTCTGTACCCACGAGCAGGTTGTCACCCTGTACAGTCCACAACTTGCGACACTCATCACCATACTCACTATTGACACTAGGTATCTGTCCCATATTGGGACGTTGGTGAGTCATGCGTCCAGTCACAGCACCATTAGTAATGACTCTGCCATGTACACGAAAAGTCTTTTCATCGACATATTCTAACCATGAGTCGATCAGGCCGACACGTTTCTGTATCATCAGGTACTCAGCAATCAACTGCGCTTCAGGTAGATCAATGTCCTTGAGTGTACCCTCGTCAACTATGATACTGCCTTTCTCAGTCTTCTTAGTAAACTTAACACCACGCTCCTGCAAACGCTCTGCGATCTGCTTGCGTGACCCCACATTGAATACGGTAACCTTGTCCTTGAGTCTCTTGCCTGTCTTCTCAGACCAACGCTCTTCCACAATCGGAGGAAAGATAGTTTGCATTGAGTCTGTAATAAAAGACATGCGATCCTTAAGTTGAGCCAGCAAAGAGACAGCCTCCGGTACATTGAGTGCAAAGCCATTGTCCTCCTGCTTCTTCATGATAAACGCAACACGATGCTCTAGGTCTACACTAATGCCGTAATCTTGTAGCTCTCGTGTCAACTTCTGGTACAACTTGACTGTCACTGCAACGTCCTGCCTGCAATAACTAATCATCTCATCGGACAGTCCACCATCGAAGTCAGTGAAGTCATCCTTGTAGTCACCTAGTCGTTCACCCCATGCACGTAGACTATGACCACCCTCCAACTGTGGATTCCATAGCCTTGACATGACCAGTGTATCTCGCACCTTACTCAATGGGATTGTCACACCCCATACACGAGACAGCACAGGCCCATCAAATCCAATGATGTTGTGTCCAACCACTACGTCTGCTTGATCAATCACAGATTGCAAGTGGTCTGACTCAGTGTGAACAAGGCAACCTTTGTCACCTACCCACTGCGTAACACAACACCAGATCGTGTCGTGAGCCATGTTGGTCTCAATATCGAGTACCAATACATTCATCTCATAAACTCCGCCGTGCCTTGACGAACAGCATACAATGTTTTCTTTTCCATCTCTTCTTCAGGACGCTTCCATTTATTTGTGTCTGAGCGAGGATCAGTTAACATTCGTTCATAATATTCCAATACTGCTCCTTCATTCATTGCTGTTGCAAGTGTCTTGGCAGTATACCATGACCAGTCAATCTGACCAAGAGGACGCATCTTTGTCTTCCGACCTGCAATAATAAACTGATCATCTATAATCAAGCCGCCGTGAGTCTCCCGCAACTCAGGCTCGTACGTTAGATACTTTTGAAGACGTGAAAACTTATCATAAAAATTCGGATTGCAAATATAAATCATAAGTCATCCTCATCTTTGAACTCCACCATCCTACCAGTGTCTTTACTGTAAAGCAAGTTACACGCAGGGCCAGTCATACCACTGAAGCGATTCTTCAGGACACGAACTCGTGTGGTGTTGCGCTCTTTCTCATCCTCTGCCTGACCGTTACGCTCAAGACCAATCACCATGTCAGACAACTGCGCAATCGAACCTGACCCACGCAACTGTGCCAGTGATGTCGCCGCACCTTCCTCGTGACCCTTAGACTCTGGACGCTTGAGATGTGATACCACAATCAAAGCAATACCTGTCTCTTGCACAAGCATACGCAACTTGGTCATGATCTCGTCGATTGCCTTGCGCTCATCACCACTCGCCTGAGCAGACACCACGATACTAATATGATCGAGAAAGATGTAAGTACAGCCCAGAGCTTTGGCAAGGTGACGAACCCGACTGATAATATTATCAACACTTGTGCTTCCAAAGTGGTCAAACAAGTAAATACGATCCGTGCCCAGTGTCTCAAGGAATGCATCCTCTTTCTCCTCTAGCGTGGCCTCGCAGTCTGGCAAGTGCAACGGCTTGTTTGCAGACAGTGACATCAATGACAGACCTGTCTTGCGTGTGGATTCTTCCAAGAACATCAAGCCCATGTTGTCCTCAGTCTTGTTGAGTACATGCCACACAATCTCTCGCACAAACTGAGACTTACCAAGGCCAGAGCCTGCGGTGATCGTGACCAGTTCACCCTTGCGGATACCGTAGGTCAGTTTGTTAATCCCTTCGTATGGATACGCACAGTCAGACGGTTCCAGTGGGCGTAACACTTCCTCAAGCAATGAACTACCGACAACAATCCCATCAGGTACATGCTGTTCTGCGCTCCACCACTTGTCAGTAAACTCTTTCATCTTCTTGTTCTGAAGATAATCGCAAGCATCCTTCATCCCATCAATGTGCTTGAACACTCTGACTTTACCGCCAAAGATTTCAGCCACCTGCGATGCCGCACGCTGTCCTGCGGTGTCTCCGTCAAAACAAATCACAATCTGATCGAATGAATCCAACCACTCGTACTGCGCCTGTACATCCTTGACCGCACTCGCCGCACCGTTTCGGATAGAGACAACAGGATACTTAGACCCAAGCATCTGGTATGCCGCCATCGCATCGAACTCACCCTCAACCAGTGTGACGAACTTGCCGCCCTTGTTGAACAGGGATTGTCCATACAGTGTTGCAGATTTCCAGTCACCTTCAATGCGAAAGTCTTTGCTCGGTGTGCGGTACTTGTCAGCAACAACACGACCCTTATCATCTGTGTATCCGAAGTGATAATTTCCGTTATGCAACAAGCACTTATATGACTTCGCTGTTTCGCTGTTGATCCCTCTTTCGATGATCGTGCGGTACTGCTCCGTGTCAAACTTGTTATCTTGAATCTCTTTCGCTTGCACTTGAACCTCCGTGCTTGTCTGTTCCGATGTGAACGTCTCACAAACAAAACAATATGATGATCCGTCTGCGTTATACGACAGCCCATCGCTTGAGTCGCAATCAGGACATGGTTGGTGCGTCTTCACAAAACTCACGCTCTCGCTCCTCGTATACTTCCGCTAACACACGCAGTGCATATGCTTCTTTGTTGTCCTCAACATACTCAGCCAAACGCAAGAGTGTGTTCTTAACACCGTGATTATATACAACATCACGAACAGCGCAAAAGCCTTCATGCGCTTGCATCTCTAACATCGCTTGTTCATTTAACATAACAGTCTCCTTAGTTGTAAGAGTTACTAAGATAATAATATATAACTAAGATTAACTCTTGCGATAGACTATGTAGTACAGGTTATCACAGATCGTTATCGAAGTCAATGATATCTTCAATCGACATTAAATCATGCCGCTCAACAGTCGGTACGTCATCCTTGATTGTTTTATAACATGTGTTACAAAGGTCTAAGAAGTCGTCGGAAACTGTTGATTTCCTTGTTGATTCAAAATCTGTCATGACTTTGTTACAGGCTTGACATCGCATTTTTTACCCCACGGTTTAGTGATACTCCAGTGTCCCAAGGGTATCACACCGTACCACTCTTTGTCAATCCTACCTGACGTTGGACGTGCCTTGCTCAGTCGTGGCGCAAGTGACAGCTCATCCTTGTGTCGTTGCAAATACATCTTGACAGACGCAAAACTTTTATCCAATTCTTCGGCGATCTGCTTGCGTGACAGCCCATCGTTCCACAGCTTCACCAATGTTTCTACTTCGTACTCTGTCCACCCGTTCATGCTCTACTCCATTCGCTTATTGCGTCTTCTAACTCACTGTAATACACAGATGACGGCATCGGTACACCTGCCCTTGGTTTCAACTGGTCAGCGATTGTCCGCCACGTATCGTAGGCCGCAACATCACCCGACATATCAGCCTCATCAGCGAGAAACAACGCCCACACATAGGCACACTCACCCTTCAGACCACCACCAATGTAGTCACGTTCCACATATGGTATCTTGTTCATGCTCCAACCCCTAGTACCTGCTTCCACGTGTAGCCCCGTGAGATGTCGTGAATGGCATTGCGAG